GTATTAGAAGGGTTGTTTGGTCCTAGTTATAGTGTAACTCAAACAAAAGATTTGATAGAGAAGGGTCACTTATCCAAGTTAAACATTAGAATATTAGTATTAAAACATGATCCTAGGAAGTTTGAAACTTATGAAGATGAACTACAATATATTATTTCACATGAAAAGAGAAATAATTTTATAAAAGATCTAACTTTAACATTAAAAGGGAACACATTAATACTTTATAGTAGGGTAGAAACCCACGGTGAGATATTATATAACTCTATAAATAGTTCGGTAGATGATGTACGCAAGGTCTTTTTTGTTCATGGCGGAGTGGATACAGAAGATCGTGAGTCCGTCAGGGAAATAACAGAGAGGGAGAAAAATGCGATTATCGTTGCGTCTTATGGTACTTTCTCTACTGGTATTAACATTAAGCGATTACATAATATCATTTTTGCGTCGCCCTCAAAATCCAGAATACGAAATCTTCAATCAATAGGTAGAGTATTAAGGAAAGGAAAAGGTAAAACGACAGCAATGTTATATGATATTGCAGATGATATAACTTGTGATCACATTCGGAATTATACATTAAATCATCTAGTTGAAAGAATAAAAATATACAACTCTGAAGAATTTAATTATGAATTTAACTCAATAAGGTTAAAATAATATGGAAGAAGAATTTTACGGATCAATAAAATTAGTATCAGGCGAAGAGATATTTGCCGAAGTTCTTCCTGTGGTAGAGAATGGTAGAACTGTTTTAGTATGCAGCGACCCCGTAGAAATTGAAACCGTTGCAGTCAATGGAGCTTCTGAAGGTTTAAGAATGATGCCTTGGTTACGTAGCAATCCCAAAGAAGGACTAGTAGTTATTCCTATGGATAAAGTTATTACTGTAGTAGAAGCTACTGAAGATTCTGAGGTAGTCTCTTACTATACTAAATTTGTTATGGCTAATTTCACTAATGGTTCCGAAAGAATTAAAGTAACTAAAAAAATGGGTTATTTAAATTCAGTCGAGAAGGCTAGAGAACAATTAGAGAATCTTTATAATGGCTCTCCTAATCCTCCAGAGTAATATCCTTTGAACCCTGGCAGAGTTATTGTACTGTCGGAATTGATACTTGTCAAGTCGGTATTATTATGTTAGTATATAAACAACAAAGTTCATTCAGAACAGGATAATGATATGCCCGCAGCAAAAGGCAGAAAAAGATCAGAACACTATGTAAATAACAAGGAGTTTCTGTATGCTATAGTTCAATACAAGAAAGATGTTAAGGATGCCGAAGAAAACGGTGATCCTAAACCTAGAATCACTAATTATCTTGGGGAGTGTTTTCTTAAGATAGCCACACATCTATCATACAAACCAAACTTTGTCAATTATATGTTTAGGGAGGATATGATTTGTGACGGAATTGAAAACTGCGTTCAATACATACATAACTTCAATCCAGAGAAATCTACAAACCCTTTTGCTTACTTCACCCAGATTATACACTACGCATTTCTTCGGAGGATCCAGAAAGAGAAGAAACAAATGGAGATCCGTACGAAAATCATTGAGAAGTCGGGGTATGATGAGGTCATGCATGTGGATGATGATTACGGTGCTTCTAGTGATTACAATTCAATAAAAGAGGCAGTACAAACGAAGATGTATCAATGAAGATTACTCAAAAAATTATTGACGATCTCACTGATGCCCTTGCCCACACTAAGAAAGATGGGACAGAAAATTGGAAAGACGGAGATGAGATTGATGTGTGTCTTGCTGGCACATTCGCTGCTGATCGTTTTATTACTCTAATAAACAGATCTAAATGAAGATAGCAATAATAACTGACACCCACTTTGGTGGGAGAAGGGGTTCTAAAGCCTTCCATGAGTTTTGGCAAAAATTTTATGATGATATTTTCTTTCCTGAATTGGAAAAGAGAGGAATAAAGGAATGTATTCACATGGGTGATGCATTTGACAATAGAAAAAATATAGATTATTGGTCACTTGACTGGGCAAAGGAACATGTATATGATAGGTTTAAAAATCTGGGCGTGAAAGTCTGGCAACTTGTAGGCAACCACGATGTTTATTATAAGAATACCAATAAGATTAACTCTGTTGATTCTCTTTTACGTAGCTACGATAATCTTATCCCTATATCTGAGCCTGGAGAATATGATATTAACGGATTCAAAGCCTTCATGCTCCCTTGGATTTGCGATGAAAACTATCAACTCACTCAATCTACTATTGCGGCCACGAACGCTAAGGTCGCTTTTGGTCATCTAGAGTTACAGGGGTTCCAATTATATCCTGGCTGTGTTCAACAGAGAGGTATTGATAAAGGTATTATAGAAAAGTTCGATACGGTATTCTCAGGACACTACCACACTAGAAGTAATGATGGTCAGACATTCTACTTAGGTAATCCATATGAGATGTACTGGAATGACTGTGGTGATAAAAGAGGATTTAATATTTTAGATACAGATGATATGACTATGGAGTTCATAGAGAATCCATATCATATATTTGAGAAGGTTTATTACGAGGATACTCCTGCTGCAGCCTTCCCTGCACACAGATATAAGGATAAGATAGTCAAGTTATTTGTTAGAAAGAAAACAAGTCAGTTGCAATATCAGAAGTTTGTTGATAGACTGCTTGACTCTGGGGTACAAGACCTCAAGATCATAGAAAGTATGGAGGTTAATGATGAAGAGGTAGAGTTTGATGCTGAGAAAGTTGAGGATACCTTAACACTTTTGAATAAATACATTGAAGACTCTGATTTTGAATTAAAAAAAGATAGAGTAAAGGAACTTTTAAAAGAGGTCTATATGGAAGCTTGCGAAATGATATGATGTATATACTTTCTCTTTCTGGCCAAGAAGGTTCAGGTGCTTATGCCTGTAAAGACGATCAAGGTAATCAAGCCTTGTATTTGTTCCAGAACGAGGATGATGCAACCAGATATAGGGGACTCTTAGAAGCAGATGATTCTGCACCACTTTCGGTAGTAGAAATTGAAGATCATCTTGCTTTTGAAACTTGTAAAAAACACAACTACCGATATGTTATCATCACTCCTGATGATATTGTGATACCACCAACAGATTATGATTACATTCAAAACGATACGGTGGCGTAATTTTTTATCCACTGGTAATAACTGGATAGAAATTGACTTAACTAAGTATGTTACAAATTTAATAGTAGGTGCTAATGGCGCAGGGAAGAGTACTATTCTAGATGCATTGTGTTTTGTATTATTCAATAAACCTTTTAGGAAGATATCAAAAGGACAGTTGGTTAATACAGTTAATGAAAAGGAATGTGAGGTACAGGTAGCTTTTACTATAGGGTCTAGGGATTATCAGATAGTTAGAGGGATAAAACCAGGCTTATTTGAGATCTATATTGATGGTAAGTTACAAGATCAATTCTCTTCTGCTATAGACCAACAGAAACATCTTGAAGATAATATTTTAAAACTTAATTTCAAATCATTTACGCAGACAGTTATATTAGGTTCTGCAACTTTTGTTCCATTCATGCAATTGAAATCCTCACACAGGAGAGAGATTGTTGAGGATCTTTTGGACATTAAAATTTTCTCTGGTATGTCTAACATCCTTAGAGAAAAGATGCGTGTTGTAAATGATACGTTAAAAGAACTTTCTATTAAGAAGGATCTTGTAGAAGAAAAGATTCAGATGCAGAAGAGTTTCATTACAGATCTTGACAAAAAGAGTAAAGATATTATTAAGAATAGAACGAAGCGATTAGAAGACCTTGATATTAATATTATAGAGCTGTCACAAGAGAATGAACAGTATATAAGTAAGTCAAACTCCTGTCAGGAAGAGATGCAGAAGTTGGCTTCCAGTAAGTCTTCTCTTAAGAAGATGAACACAATTAAAGCAAAACTGGAACAACGGATACAGAATATAACATCCGAACACAAATTCTTCAATGAAAACGTATCATGCCCTACATGTTACCAGAAAATTGAGGAGGACTTTAGGCTAAATAAGGTGGGAGAAATTGAGGAGAAAGTAAAGGAGATTGACTCCGCTTACAAGGATCTTCAAAAGTCTATCACTAAAGAACAGGAAAACGATCAAAGGTTCATAGATGTTTCTCAGCAGGTAACAACACTAACGAATGACATTTCAACAAACAATTTTAAAATTTCTGAGTACCAACGACAAATACGAGAATTTGAACGAGAAGTTCAAGACATTACCGATCAGATTGAGAACCGAAATACTGAACGAGCCACACTTAAGAAACTGCAAACCGAGTTAAAAGAAACAGTAGGAAATAAATCAGATAAGACAGAGGACATGTCCTACTTGGAGTTTGCAAGCTCCTTGATGAGAGATGGTGGAGTCAAGTCTAAAATTATTAAGAGATATCTTCCAGTAATGAATAAGCAGATTAATCATTATCTGCAATTGATGGATTTCTATATTAATTTTACTCTTGACGATGAGTTTAATGAAATAATAAAGTCACCTATCCATGAGAAATTCAGTTACGAGTCCTTCTCTGAAGGTGAAAAAATGCGAATTGATCTTGCTCTTCTCTTTACTTGGAGAGATATTGCTAAGATGAAGAATTCTTCTTCTACCAATCTATTGATCCTTGATGAGATCTTTGATAGTTCATTGGACAATGGTGGTACAGATGAGTTTGTAAAGATAATTAGATATGTAATTAAGGATGCACATATATTCCTTATTACTCACAAGTCAGAAGATTTAAACGATAGATTCGATCAACTTATAACTTTTGAAAAACTCAATGGATTTAGTAAGATGACATAGACAGTTAGAAAAGCTGCACACTGTTGTCCCATTGACCTCTTAATGCTGTTATTATAAGTGCATACAAGAGGAACAAATGAGTTATTACAGTAGAAAGGAGATCAAGTCACCAGTAAATTATGAAGTAAAGGGACAACTTGCAAAACTCCTTGCTACAGAAGATATTATAATAGAGAATAGAAAGGTTCCTACAGCGTCCTTTGATGTACAGAGAAGGATTCTTACCTTACCTTTATGGGAGAAGGCCTCTGAGGTCGTATATGACCTTCTGGTAGGACATGAGGTTGGCCACGCACTTTATACACCCGAAGATAACTGGAAGAAAGATTATCCAAAGGTTCCAATGTCATTCGTTAATATATTAGAAGATGTTAGAATAGAAAAATTGATGAGGCGTAAGTATCCAGGCCTTATAAAAACATTCCGTAATGGATACTCTCAACTATCCGATCAGGATTTCTTTGATATTGAAGAGGTTGAACTTGATACACTGGGTCTTCCTGATAGAATTAACTTACACTATAAGGTTGGTAGTTTTAAAGAGATTCCATTCACTGTTGCTGAATCCATCTATATCAGAAGGGCATCTGAAACTTCAACTTTCAAAGAAGTTCTAGAACTTGCACAGGATCTTACGGAGTACCTTTCATCTGAAGATGATAAGAAAACAAGGACACAGGTAAATGTAAATGGTGATCAAGAATCTGAATCAGAAATAGAAAAGCAAGAGGTTCCTTTTGATAGTTCTGAATCTACTGATGCAGAACCAGAAATAGAAGGTGAGTCTGAACGTCCTGATTTGGGTGAAGATAAAACTGAGTATGAGGATGAAAACCTTCCAACTAATGATATGGGTGATCATGGTGGAGATCTTGATACTGTTACTGATAAGACCTTACAAGATAATATTGATAACTTGACAGATATGTCCAGTGAAGGAGATGAACCAGCATATGTTGAATCTCCTAAGTTGGATGTCAAGAGACTTGTTGCATCATATAAAGAAGTACATGAATATCTGGATGATTGGTTCAAACTTTGTGAGAAGAGTTTCAAAGAGACTAAAGGATCATACATTACTTTAGAAGATCCTTTTAAAAATGTTGATGACGATTACAGTAAGTTTAAAAAGAGTGCTCAGAAGGAAGTTAATTATCTTGTAAAAGAATTTGAGTGTAGAAAATCTGCAAGTGCATATGCTCGTGCTGCTACATCTCGTACTGGAGTTCTAGACACTACTAAGTTAAACACTTACAAATTCAATGAAGATCTTTTTAGGAAGGTAACCACTCTTCCTGATGGTAAGAATCATGGATTAATATTTGTTCTTGACTGGTCTGGATCAATGTCAGATGTTCTTTTAGATACAGTAAAACAACTTTATAACCTAGTATGGTTCTGTAGGAAAGTTCAAATTCCTTTTGAAGTATATGCTTTTACTAATGAGTGGAACAGACATAATATTATGAATGACACTCCTCTCACAGAATATCATGAGAAAGAAGAGTTCGTTATGAATGTTGAAAAAGATTTCTCTATGGTTAATTTTTTAAGTAGTAGTTCAAAAAATTCTCAACTTGAAAAACAGATGTTGAATATCTTTAGACTTGCTACTTCAATGGATCATGTGGGAAGACAGAATTATTTTTCCTATCCTTATCAGTATCCAACTAGACTTTCTTTGTCTGGTACTCCATTGAATGAGGCTTTACTTTCTCTTAATTCTATCATTCCAGACTTCCAAAAAAGAACTAAGGTTGAAAAGATTCAATGCATTACTCTTACAGATGGTGATGCACATCCACTTAGATACAATGCAATGGTTAAGACCAGATATTGGGAAGAAGATGGTGAATGTTATCTAGGAGGAAGATGTTGTTCTAATGGAAAGACTTTCATTCGTGATAGAAAAACTGGTAAGACTTATTTCTGTAAATCTGATTATACTCAATTCACTTCTGCTTTATTGAATCAACTTAGAGATAGGTTCCCTTCTACAAATTTCATTGGTATTAGGATACTTCCACCAAGAGATGCAAGTCATTTTATTAGAAGACATTGTGAGTATGATTTTAATAAGACACAAGAAATGATAAACTCTTGGAAGAAAAATAGATCTTTTGGTATCCCTAATGCAGGGTATCACACTTACTTTGGATTAGCTTCAACCAGTCTTAGTAATGATACTGAATTTGAAGTTAAGGATGACGCTACCAAAGCACAGATCAAACGTGCTTTTGGTAAGAGTCTCAAAGGTAAGAAAATGAACAAAAAAGTTCTTGGTGAGTTTATTAGTTTAATCGCATAAACCACTTTAAAAAGTGTCACAATCCAACCAGACACTGACACTTTTATCCTTTATAATGAATACATACAAACGAAAGACACATGACATTTGAAACTAAAGTGGATCCAAACACAGTTATTGACAACTTAAGAGATCTCTTTGGGGACAGTCTCACAGCGGCGGATGTACGTGGGTACTGTGCCTCTAACGGAATTAATAGTTACCAATACTTTTGTACCAGATACTTAAATGAATTTAAGATTGGTCGTGGTAAGTGGAACTTGAAAACACAAAAGAAAGCAGTTGAACTAGAACAAACTTTCTCTGCTCCTTCTGCTGAACCTGCACCAGTTGAAAAACAGAATTTGATTCCTGATAAAGATCCTACCTATGTTAAGTTTGGAAATTTCTCTGATGTTAAGAAGATTATCCAATCGAAAAAATTCTACCCTGCATTTATTACAGGACTCTCTGGTAATGGTAAGACCTTTAGTGTAGAACAGGCCTGTGCTCAACTTGGGAGGGAATTGATTCGTGTTAATATTACAATAGAAACAGATGAAGACGATCTTATTGGTGGGTTTCGCCTTGTTAATGGCGAAACGGTCTGGCACAATGGCCCAGTCGTTGAAGCACTCGAAAGAGGATGCATCTTACTTCTGGATGAAGTGGACCTTGCATCTAATAAGATACTTTGTCTTCAATCCATCCTCGAAGGAAAAGGTGTCTTCTTAAAGAAAACTGGTAGATTCGTAAAACCTTCTAGTGGATTCAATATCATTGCTACTGCAAACACTAAGGGTAAAGGATCCGAGGACGGTAGATTCATTGGTACTAATGTATTGAATGAAGCATTCCTTGAGAGGTTCCCTGTTACTTTTGAACAACAGTATCCTTCAGTTTCTATAGAGAAGAAGATTCTTACTCAGTTATGTGAAGACGAACAGTTCTGTCAGAAACTAGTGGATTGGGCAGACATCATTCGTAAGACATTCTACGATGGTGGAGTGGAAGAGATTGTTAGTACTCGTAGATTGGTACATATTGTACGTGCCTATTCTATCTGGAATAACAAAGAAAAGGCAATTGAAGTTTGTGTAAATCGTTTCGATGATGAAACAAAACAGGCTTTTCTTGACTTATATGATAAAGTAGATGCAGATGTAAATTTTGGAACGGAGGAATCCAATGAACCCAAAGGACTTGTGGAAGAATTACAAATCCCTTCTGTTTGAAACATTTCCAGACTTAGAAGTAAAGTCCGATTGGGCTAATTGGGAAAGTAAAGGAACTAACCTTACGGCCAAAGTCTATACTAATCCATACTTCATTAAGTCTAGAGAGGTGGATATCTGGAGTAAGAAATCCAGTATCTATAATAATATAATCTATCCCAAGACAGGAAGTAACCTTCCATGTTTTGGTATGGATCTTATGGGATTCTTTGAGAAGAAAGTCATTATTGTTTTTGACTTTCAACATCCTACAGAGAATCTCCTTTTTGGTGTAGAAGGATTACCCAAACAGACTGGTAACATATCTCTGAGAACATTTACGTTGTTAAATGTACCTTTGATGAAGTTGATGATCATCTCGATATGTTTAAGAAGTACTTGACTGCTTACAAAACTATGATAGAATGTAGTATGCCAACGGAAGAAGATACAACCGTATATAAAGATTTTGATAAGTACATGACGAAGCTGGATCCTGTTGGCGGTTATCTTACTGGTATATTCGGTACAGATAAAGCAGACTCACTTGTACATGACTTTTTATTCTGCTATGGTTAATGCATGGGCACTAGCTGCTTCAATATTAGATGGAACATTTGATGAGGATTATCCGATTATGACGACTGATGATGACAAGAACAGAGTAACGCCACAAGAGAGTGATGAATACGATCCACCAAAATCAAAAAGAGATCCCAGTCAGGATTTCTGGATAGAAGATGGTATCAGTATAACTGGATATCCAAATCCATCACCAGATACTATCCATATTGATACGAGTAATTATCAAAATGAAACTGTAACTATTACTGGTGGTGAAAATGCAATAGGTGCTGCTGATACAGTACAATTTGATATGTCTGCTATGGATGAATTAAGTTTCGGTACTGCTGACGAAGGAGAACAGTGGGTTAAAGATCATGGTGGATATGAATGGACTCCTGGCAGTGCATGGCCACCAAATGATGAACCAGGCCCATTTCCTTCTGATCCCTTATCAGACAATGATGATCAAATTGCACATCTCATTCCTACTACTCCAGAAGTTTTTGGTAATGATTATACAATGAATCAATTGGAAAATGATAAGAAGTATCAGGATGCAATGATGCCAGGCATAGAGGAAGAAAAACGTAAGTGGATTTATGAATCTCCTGATGGTGGAAAGACTGTCTATAGACATGAACTTGGGAAAGATCCATTAAAGAGGGAACTTGTTCCACAAGAAAATAATCAAGATGATATTGAGTTTAAGTATAATGAAGATGTAACTTTGAAAGAAGTGGAAGAGTATGTTAAGAGTACATACAAATCTCATTATGCTAATGATAACAAGACTCAGACTCTTGATCTCATTAATTCAATAGGCGATGCTGAATCCTTCAGTAAAGCAAACGCCATTAAATATCTTTCTCGTTTCGGCAAGAAAGATGGAAAGTCAAAGTTTGACATTCTGAAGGCAATACACTACTGTATATTACTATACCACTTCTCTGGATTACATAATGACGACTAAAACCCCAATGAAATTATCTGATAGAACTGTTAATTTACTTCGTAATTTTTCAACAATTAATCAATCCATTCTGGTTAAACAAGGTACTAGACTTCGCACTATTAGTGTGATGAAGAACATCCTTGCAGAAGCTAATATTGATGAAGACTTTCCACAGGACTTTGGGGTATATGATCTTGGACAGTTTCTCAATTCTTTGAGTCTCTTTCAAGAACCAGAGTTAAATTTTACTGGAGAGAGTTTCGTCACAGTAAAGGAGGGTAAGCAGAGATCAAAATATTTCTTTGCAGATCCTAGTGTTATAGTTTCTCCACCAGACAAACAGTTATCTCTTCCTTCAGTGGATGTTGAGTTTACATTGACCAGTGCTCAATTAGATAGACTTCTTAAGGCTGCAGCCGTTTATCATCTTACTGATCTATCAGTAGTTGGAAATGGTAAAGAGATTAAATTAAAAGTACATGATCGTAAGAATGATACTTCTAATGATTTCTCCATCATTGTTGGTGTAACTGATAAGGAATTTGAATTACACTTTAAGGTTGAGAATATCAAGATTGTGCCAGGCACATATAATGTTAAGATCTCTCGCAAACTTCTTGCAGAGTTTAAATCATCTGAATATGATTTGACTTATTACATTGCTCTTGAACCTGATCTTAGTTGGAAGGACTAATGTGGTATGTTATAGGATGGACTATAGTTACACTATGGTTACTATCAAAATTAGGTGTATTTAAAAAATGACCAAAAAAATACCCTTAGATGATTATATGTCAAGTGATATATGGAAGAAAAATGTATCACCACCTGAATATAAGCGTGGAAGTAGGCATAATAAAATAGGCATGTGGATTATGTGGTCCTTCTATGTTATAGTAATCGCTCAAGTAACTTATGCCATATCAGTTATACCCTTTTGGCCTATAACTGCGATGTTATGTATTGGATTACTATTTGGTGCTTATGTTGTAATTACTGCAAGAAGTAATGGACATTAAGTTTTGACTAAATTATGGAGAGTATGGAAGTATGCCTTGGGAAGTTTCTCGGATCATACAACTACAGAGTATGATAATGTGGTATGTGCTGTTCGCAGTATTATTTTCATTACTTACCTTATTACTAATTGTTTTATTATTTCTGGCGTGATACGTCATTGGAATCCACCTAATCAGATAGAAAGCTATGACCAAGAAAACCAGAGAAGAATTAATTCTTGAGTATGCGGAATTTACCGCAGATAAAATGACCGAGGATACACTTAAAAGGATAGCTGTTATTACTTTACTTGCTAACATCGATCCTAAAAGTACCCTTGAAGATTGGGAAGATTATGTTGCAAGACTGGATCCTCACATGGAAAGTGAAGATCTGTTGCAGATGATTCAACCTCATGTTATAATGAAGCAACCAGAAGAGAGTACAAGTGCTCAGGTATCCGAATCTTAAAGATCATATCTTTGAGTATCCTCTTCTATCTGAACATGAATGTGATCAGATAGTATCCACATTGGATGGGGAGGATGACTGGGATACTTTTGTATGGTATGATAGTGATCATGAACATGTGGATGTTGATAAACAATCACGTTTAAAATCAACTATAAACCATACAGTAACAGATCTAATTCAACCACATATTAATGATGAATTGTTTAAAGCATTTCATTCTAAGTATCATGATCCCAATATTACTACTGGGGGATCATTCTGGGAGAATTGTTCTGGGATAAAGTTCAACAGATATTCTGTTGGAGATTATCTTAGTCCCCATCATGACCACATTCGTGATTTCTTTCAAGGAGAGTTCAGGGGTATTCCTGTTACTAGTGTTGTTGGAGTTTTGAATGATGATTTTGAAGGGGGTGAATTTGTGTTCTGGAGAGAACATAGTGTGAAGATAAAGAAGGGTCATGTACTTGCATTTCCTGCCTTGTATCTTTTTCCTCATGAAGTTACACCAGTAACAAGTGGGGTTCGTTATTCATGGATTACTTGGATTGTATAATGAGAGATGATTTTTTATGGGTTGAAAAATATCGACCCAAAACAATTGAAGAATGTATTCTCCCAGAGAGTACTAAGAAAAGTTTTAATGATTTCTTAGAAGCAGGTGAGATTCCAAACCTATTATTGTCAGGTCCTCCAGGCATAGGTAAGACAACAGTTGCTAAGGCATTATGTGAAGAGTTGGGTTGTGATTACTATCTCATTAACGGATCTGATGAAGGAAGGTTTCTGGACACTGTAAGGAATCAGGCCAAGAACTTTGCTTCTACTGTATCTCTTATGGATAGTGATGCTAAACATAAGGTTATAATTATAGACGAGGCAGATAATACAACCCACGATGTTCAACTCCTCCTCAGAGCCAATATCGAATCCTTCTACAAGAATTGTAGGTTTATCTTCACATGTAATTTCAAGAACAGAATCATTGAGCCCCTCCATTCGAGATGCTCTGTCATCGACTTTGGAATCTCAAGGAAAGATAAACCTGCAATCGCAGGAGGATTCTTTAACAGACTTGTATCCATCTTGGACATCGAGCGGGTTGAAGCTGATAAGAAAGTCCTCGCAGAACTTATCAATAAGCACTTCCCAGACTGGAGAAGAGTCTTAAATGAATGTCAAAGACATGCTGTTGGTGGTAAGATAGATTCATCTATCCTCGCTAGTTTTTCGGATGTTAATATCAATGATCTCATTAAAAACCTCAAGTCGAAGAATTTTAAGGAAGTACGTAAATGGTGTGTCAATAATCTGGACAATGATCCTGCTGTACTTCTTCGCCGCTTGTACGATGCTCTTCTTGTATCCCTTGAAGGGCCTGGCATTGCTGCTGCTGTTCTCATTATTGCTAAGTACCAGTACCAAATTGCGTTCGTGGCTGACCAAGAGATAAATCTACTTGCTTGTCTTACTGAGATTATGGTGGAGTGTGAATTTAAATGAAAGTTATGAAAAAGAAACAACGTCATCAAGTTAAGTCTAGATGGTATTATATCTTCTGGGGTACTGCTACCGTTGCAGTATGTGCTGGACAATTATTTGTAGGAAGTGGTTTTCGTAGAATGGCTGAGAGTCTTGACAATGTATTGGAGTCTCCTATCATTATTGATATGGGTATTCCTCGTCCAAGACCTCATCTTATGCCAGTACCAGATGTGTGGGAAGAAGAAGGTATGTGGCATCCTACTGATCCACCACAGAGGGTTTGGTAATGCAACTATCACCGTCTGATGCCACTTATGCAGCAGATAAATTTATTGATTACTTCTCCAATACAGGAAGGATAGATGAATATTTGCGTACCGTCAAACTAGATCGTATAGCTGATCAACCCATGTCACTGCCTGGGTTTGGACCAGAAGATGATTTGTTTGACGATTTTAATATGCATCCAGAAGACATGGATATTAAGATCTATAATGCAGGGGATAAGGGTGGATTTAGTAATGAGTATTTTAATGAGAGACTACAGATTACTATGTCTCATGCCTTTGAGAGTTCTATTCCTGGCAAATCATTAAAGTGGATAGTGAAAGAAGGTAATACGGATAAGACTATTGGGTTCATAAGGTTCGGTTCTCCCACCATCAATTCTAAACCAAGGAATGAATGGTTGGGTAACACGCCAGAATTGGGTCGGTTTAATCGCCATGCTATCATGGGGTTTATTATTGTTCCTACTCAACCTTTCGGTTTCAATTACCTTGGTGGAAAACTGTTAGCTATGTTGTGTTGTTCTCATGACGCAAGAGAACAATTGAATAAGAAATATAACGCAGATATATGTTTGTTTGAGACTACATCTCTCTATGGATCAACCAAGTCATCCTCTCAATATGATGGGTTAAAACCTTATATGAGGTACAAGGGACTGACTGTAAGTGACTTTACTCCTCTTCTCCATGACAGAATTTTCCATGATTTAAACAAGTGGTTTATAGCAAGGAATAATGATAAATTATTGGTAAAAGAAGATGCTTCCAGTAGGAAGTTAAAGACTCAATCTAAGATGATATCCATCATCAAGAAGTCTCTTACTTCTGATTCTAAATTGACTGATTTTGCTACCGCTATTAAGGATGCGAAGAATCTAACAGAACAAAAACGATTCTATATGTCCTCCTATGGTTTCAAAAATTCTAGAGAAGTTATTCTTGGAACTCAAGATAAACTCATTGAAGCTGAGAACTATGATAGGTTCTCTGTTGATTCGATAGTTGATTGGTGGAAAAGGAAGGCTTCTAGAAGGTTCGAGAACCTCAAAGAAGAGGGAAGACTTAGAACAAAGTTAGAAACTTGGAATACTAACCCCGATGAAATTGACATAATACGATGAACTACAAAGATTCTGGTGTGGATATTGAGGCAGGAAATGAATTTGTAGAACGATTAAAAAAGAAAGCTCCTTACATTGGAGGATTCAATGGTATGATAAAGGTTCCTGTAGGATATGAGGAACCTGTTTTAGTATCTGGTGCTGATGGTGTTGGTACAAAAATTAATATGGCTTCTATCTCTGGTGATTGGTCGACCATAGGTATCGATCTTGTTGCCATGTGTGTTAATGATATTATCACTTGTGGTGCTAAACCATTATATTTTTTAGATTATATTTCTACTAAGAAGATAGATGGTAGATTGGATAAGATAATGGATGGTATAGTTAAGGGATGTGAGATAGCAGCTATAGATCTTTTGGGTGGAGAGACTGCTGAACATGGTAGGTTTGCTAATGATATTGATCTTGCAGGGTTTTGTACAGGTATAGTAGAAAAGGGTGAAATGTTAGATGGTAGGATGATAAAGCCTGGAGATAAGATTATAGGGTTTGCTAGTAGTGGATTGCATAGTAATGGATATAGTTTGATTAATGATATGTTATGGAGACATAAGATTTTCTATGCTGATTATCCTGAGTTACTTACACCAACTACTATCTACTCTCCTATGATTCAACAGTTATTAGATGAGGTTCCTATCTTAGGAATGGCTCATATTACTGGTGGTGGATTGGTTGAGAATGTACCAAGATGTTTGCCAAAGGGATTGAAAGCAAATATTAATTATGATTCTTGGCCATTACCAAAGATCTTTAGTGACATCATGCTTGCAGGTGAAATACCAGAAGAAGAGATGAAGAGAGTCTTTAATCTTGGTATTGGGTTTTGTATAATTATACCTCCTGACATTGATATACATACTACAATTCCTTCATGGGTTATCGGAGAAGTCTATGAGTGATGAATTTACAATAGACATTGATAAAGCATTGAAAAATGCTAAGGAGAATGATCTATCAGGATCATTTATAGATCATAAACCTTTAGGTCTTGAGTCAGTGCGTAGGTCTGTTAATAACTGTGTCAATCTAGCAGGTTTAGATAGGAAGGTGATGGAAGAACTACTCAAGGGTGAATGGAATCATTATGAGACATTGAACTCAGTTGGTAGATCCTCTAAGAAAATTGTAATTGAATATGATATTAAAAATAAAAAGGAGGAAAAATGAGATTAGGTGTTATGTGTTCTGGCAACGGAACCAACTTCGAGAACATAGTTACCAATCCCAATTGCAATAAACATGAAGTTGTGTTGATGATACACAACACTAAACAATGTGGTGCTGTAGCGAGAGCAGCAAAATTTGGAATTCCTCACGTAAGGATCGCACACAAAGATGAAGATCAAATGATAGAACTCTTTAAAGCATGGAGAGTGGATCTTATAATTCTTGCTGGATATATGAGGGTATTAAAGGATCCTGATGCGTTCCCTTGTCCTATTATTAATGTTCATCCATCATTACTTCCAAAGTATAAGGGATTAAATGCAGTAGAACAGGCGTTAAATAGTGATGATGATGTTACAGGATGTACCGTACATTATGTGACAAAAGAGTTAGATTCTGGTAAAATAATAATACAAGCAGAAGTTCCGATTCAACCTGAAGATGACATCAACTCTCTTACAAAGGCTATCCAAAGAGCCGAATATTCAATCTTACCTGAAGCAATTAGACATGTTAAGTACCAAGTACAGACTCCAACTCACTGATATATGTTGTAGAATTATTACTACAGATGGTGTTCCCGTTTCTTTAGAAGAAAGAATCTGGATGAATAAGTTATGTGATAAGAATCCATCTGCTAAGAGTATTGCAGAGTCTTTATTATGTCCTGATTATATCCCACATGAATATGAAACGTGAAGAATTTATTCAGAAGATTCCTAATTGGGAATCTCAATATCTTAATGAGACAAAAAATCTTACTGATAGAGAGAAAGAAATCCTTAAGGGTGATCCAATAAGGTCGCACGAAGGTATGATGTATGGTAGAATGTATGCTGACTGGAAGGTCAAAATAGGTTATGAGAATGAATGATCAAACTAAGTTAGTTTTTGCTCTGGAACATGTAGCTCATATACATGAT